ATTTTACTAGAGCAGGAAATTTCGCAAAACTTTGTCGAATTGATGCAAGTTGAAAATGGATTTGTTAAATCATCAAAAATTGATAATCCAGAATATAATATTCTTGCAGATGAAATGGCAAGAAGAACCTTTGAGGAAAGTGGAAATTATTATGTAAAACCTTTTACTTTAGATGTAAAAAATTCTCTTAAAGATTATAAGGGAAATGATGGTGTATATGATGCCGACGAATTAACTTCCTCTGGAGAAATACCTAGAGATGATTTAGGTGTATATAAACTTTCTTCTGGAAAAGCATATATTAAAGGATATGAAGTAAATATTCCATCTAATATTTTATTAGACTTTAAAAAACCTAGAGATACGAAAGAATTTAAAGGACAGTCTGTAGCATATTTAACTGGACCAACAATTTCTTTAAATAATGTTTATGGTGCTCCAAAAATTGGTTTATCTACATCATATACAGTTTCTTTGAGAGATCAAAGAATTGGAGCAGCATCCACTATTGCGGCTGGAAAGGAAATTGGATTAGCCCGTGTTTATGACTATGCTCTTGAGTCTGGATCGTATGATACTACAAATACAGAAGCAAATACTTGGGATTTGGCATTATTTGATGTTCATCCATTTACAGATATCATAGTTAATGAGAATATAACATCACTACAAACACCATCATTTATTCAAGGAAAAGCAAGTGGTGCTGTTGGTTATTTAAGATATGATGTACAAAATTCAGGAATTGTCACAGCATATAATGTCAAAGGTAACTTCATCAAAGGAGAAGAATTAATTTTTGATGGAGTAGATGCTGGAAGAATTGCAATTGCTGCTACGTCATATAGCATTTCAAACGTAAAATCAGTTCATGGTGAGATTGGTGTTACTACTTTTTCTGGAGATGTAAAGCAAAGTGTCGTTTTAGAACTAGGTCCATGCACAATTGATATCTCTGGAAATGTAACTCAAGCAGATAGAGATTTTACAAAAGATTTCAAAATCAACGATTTAGTTTCATTTAAGCAAGCAGCTGAAAGTTTACCAAATATTGCTAGAGTAATATCAGTATCATCTTCTCAAATTGGATTAGCAGCAGTTGAGACCGTTGCTGGTGTTTGTACTGGAGGTTTACCAGTATCTCAAATTGATCTGATTGATGTTAACAAAATTGAAACTTCTCTACAAATTTCTGGAGATAATACTTTATATACTACACTACCAAAATCAAATGTTGCTAGTGTAGATCTTTCAAATTCTCATTTAACCGTAAGAAAATCTTTTAATACAACAATTACCAGTGATCCAACTGGTGGAAGGATAACCATTCTCCCTCAAGATATTGAAACTGGGGAAACATTTTTACCTTTTGATGAGGAAAGATATATTGTTATCAATAAAAATGGTGTCACTGAAGTATTAACCTCTGATAAATTTACAATCACAAGTGGTGGTAGAGAACTGATTATCAAAGGGTTATCAGTTACAGGAAGTGCTACATTAATAGCAACTCTTAGAAAAACACAAATCAAGTCTAAGAACAAAGTTCGCAATAGAGTAAAAACTATTGTTATAGATAAGTCAAACAATGAAGGATCTGGAATTGGTGCGACAACCTTAAATGATGGATTAACCTATGGAAATTATCCTTATGGAACTAGGGTTCAGGATAGAGATATATGTTTATTAGAACCAGATGTTACAAAAATATATGGAATTTATGAATCTTCAACTACTGGAAATCCAATTTTACCAATATTAAATCTTACTGAGATTAGTAGTTTTAATTCTGATATCAATGATGCTTTAACTGGTGAAGAAATAATTGGTGAAACTAGTGGTTGTGTTGCTATTTTAGAATCAAAAATTAATAGTTCTTCTATCAATATCGTTCCTATTAACGGAAAGAAATTTGTAATTGGAGAAAAAATTACATTTAATGAATCCTCTATAACTGCAACTGTAGATTTTATTACAGACGGTAGTAATAATATTACTGGAAGATATGATTTAATAAGTGGATCAAAAAATACAATTTATGATTATTCAAGAATTGTAAGGAAATCTTCAACACAATCTCCAACTAAGAAAATATCCATTTCATATGAGTATGCAAGTATTGATTCTACAGATACTGGAAATATTTTAACTGCAAATTCATATGAAAACTTTAGTTATTGCGATATTCCTAGTGTAAATGGTTATCGATACACTGATATTATTGATAATAGACCAAGAGTTGCATCATATACAGTTTCTGAAAATTCTAGATCTCCTTTTGAATTTTTAGGTAGAAATTTTGTATCGGAGCAAAATAGCAATTTAAATGTATTAGCATCCGATGAATCTATTATTTTAGATTACTCAATTTATTTACCAAGAATTGATAGGATTTATTTAAATAAAGACAAAAATTTCCAATTGGTATACGGAACTCCAGATGAATCACCACAACCACCTATTCCAATTGATGATGCTCTAGAAATAGCAATAGTTAGCCTTCCAGCATATCTGTGCAGAGTTCAAGATGCAAGAATTAATCTTTTATCTCATAAGAGATATCAGATGAAAGATATTGCAAAATTGGAAGATAGAATTAAAAATCTCGAATACTATACAACACTTTCTCTTCTAGAAACAAATACTGCAAATCTTGAAGTAAAAGATTCTGAAGGTACAACTAGATTTAAGTCTGGATTTTTTGTAGATAACTTTACATCTACTAATAATCAGCAAAAATTTGGACCAAAAAACAGTATTGATCCAACAAATAATGAGCTAAGACCTTCATTATATACAACAGAATTAGATCTACTTCTTGGTTCAACTTCATTGACTGGTGTAGGTGGAATAAAAGATGAAACTGTTGATGCGAGATATGTAACTGATTTGATTGGTAGTAATATTAGAAGATCTACAGTAGATCCTAATGGTTCTTCTGGAACTATTGGAATGGGATTACTGACACTAGACTATGAAGAAGTTCAGTATATTTCTCAAGATAATGCAACAAGAGTTGTTAATGCTGCACCATATTTTGTTAATTTTTATAAGGGAACTATTACTCTAAATCCTTCTTCTGATATATGGATTTCTCAATCAAGAATTGAAACTTTAACAGTAGAAGGTTTATTAGGTGGTTATAGTGTAACAAATATACAAGCAACTTCAAATGATTTAGACCCACAATCTGGTTGGTCTCCAATTTTATGGGGAGGATGGAATGAAGAATGGACTGGAAGATCAACAAGAGATAGAACATTAAGTGCAAGTGACAGTGCCACTCTTGCGGGTGGTCCTGCTCAATCAGATGGAAGCATTAGAGCAAATAGCTCAATTACTGTAAGAGAAACAACTCGAACTGGAACTGCTACTCAAGCTGGATTATCTTCTAGAGTACAACTTGTTCCTGGAAATAATCTTAGTTTAGGGGATAGAATTATTTCTAGCAATGTTAGTTCTTTTATGAGATCTAGAAACATTGAAATTGTTGCTAAAAAACTAAGACCATCGACTGAATTATTTGCATTTTTTGATTCCATTAATGTAACAAGATATTGTGTTCCAAAACTTATTGAAATTGAAATGATTTCTGGAAGTTTTGAAATTGGAGAACAAGTTGTTGGAGGAACACTTCCTGGAATTTCTGAAGATTCTCCATATATTCAATTTAGAGTTTCTGATTTAAACCATAGATCTGGTCCATATAATGATCCACTCGATGTTTATCCAACAAATCCATACACTGGTGATATTATTAACGATTTATATTCAACATCTTCAACTTTAATAAACGTTGATACATCATCTTTAAGTATCCAGTCTCAAGCTCAATTCTATGGTTATATTCAATCTGGAATGACACTTAGAGGGCAATCCAGTGGTGCTAGAGCAAGAATTACAAATCTTAGATTAGTTACAGATGAAACTGGTTCAGTAATTGCTTCTTTCTATATCCCAAATCCAAATGCACCAGCAACTCCAAAATTTAGAAATGGCAATTCTACACTAAAATTAACTGATGTTGCAACATTATCCTCTGTTGAAGGGTTATCAAGCACTGGTGCAGAAATGCTATATTTCTCATCTGGTCAAATAGATCAAGTTCAAGGGACAGTTCTTTCTACTAGAAATGTAGAAGTAACTAATGCATATACACAGCAATCTAGGTCTATTTCTGAAACTACAGAATCTATAGTAGATATTAATGTAAGTCTTGATGCTACATTACCGCAACCAATTCCAATCCCAAGACCACAGCCAGTACCAAGACCTCAGCCAAGACCTCAACCTCAACCAAGGCCAACACCACGTCCAGTACCAAGACCTCAGCCAAGACCAGCTCCACGTCCAGTACCAAATCCAAGACCTCAGCCAAGACCAACTCCACGTCCAACACCAAGCCCAAGACCTCAACCTAGACCTCAACCTAGACCACAACCTAGACCACAACCTAGACCAGTTCCTAGACCAGTACCACAGGCACGTCGTCGCAGAAGGCCAACATTTGAACCAGTACTGGATCCAGATTGGGAAGATCCAATTGCACAATCATTTTTTGTAGGTAGTTCTGAGGATTCCACTGGTATTTTTGTTACTTCTGTCACGATTTATTTCCAAAGTACCGCTCCTAATGAGACTTGCTTTGTAGAATTACGTCCAATGATAAACGGATTACCTTCATCAGATGAGATTTATCCATTATCTAAAGTGATATTAAGTGGATCTGAAATAGAAGTATCTGAAGATGCAAGTATTCCAACTTTAGTTACTTTTCCAGCACCAGTTTATCTTGAAGGAAATAAAGAACATTGTGTTGTTATTGGTTCAAACACAACATCATTTAATCTATGGGTTTCTAGAATAGGTGAAGTTGATGTTGCTAATTTAGGACTGCCAGAATCTCAGCAGATTCCTATTACTAAGCAATCATCACTTGGATCTCTATTCAAATCTCAAAATGGAAGAACTTGGACACCAAGCCAATATGAAGATTTGAAGTTTAAATTACAACGTGCAAACTTTACAGATCAAGGTCAGATTAGCTTTTTTAATCCAGATCTTTCTAGAGGAAATGATCACATTCCAACTTTAAAGAAAGATTCTTTAGATATTGTATCTAGAAGAATTATTGTTGGTCTTGGAACTACTGCTACTTCTTGGGGAACTGAAATTGTTCCAGGAAATACAGTAATTCAAGATGATAGTAATGCATCTGGAAATTATGTAACTGGTTTAGGAATTGCAACTGGAACAATGACAGTTGTAAATTCTGGAATCGGACTTACACCATCTTCTGGATTCTATGGATATTCTAATGTTACATTGACTAAACTAACTGGAGATGGTCAAAATGCAACAGCAGATATTCATGTAAATAATGGTGTTGCAATTGCAGCTACTATTTCAACTGGAGGAAATGGATTTAAAGTTGGTGATATTTTAACTGCAACAATTGGTGATGGTGTTGGAAGAAATCTACAACTGTCTGTCTCTGAAATTTATGGTATAAATGAACTGGTTTTAGATCAAGTTCAAGGAAACTTTAGTGTTGGAACTGGAAAAACTCTAAGATATATTAATTCTTCTGGAGTAACTACAGAGTTTAGTAATAATGCTTCTGTAACTTTAAATGCATCTCCTAGAGTTATTAATGATGGTTTACACATTAAAGTAAATCATTTGAATCATGGAATGCATTCACAAACAAATAATGTAATAATTTCTAATGTTTCTTCAGATACTCCACCAGTAAGATTAGATTCTGATTATGATAGAACATTTACCAATGATATTATTGTTACAGATGCTTCTGAATTTGCATCTTTTGAAGGTGTTGGAGTTGGAACAACAAATCCTGGATATATTCAAATTGGATCTGAAATAATTTCTTACACTGGAGTAACAGGAAATACTCTTGAAGGAATTACTAGAGGGATTGATTCTTCAGTTCCTGCATCATATGATGATGGTGAATTAGTTTATAAGTATGAAAATAGTGGTGTTTCACTTAGAAGAATTAATAAAGAGCATCAACTTCAAGATGCAACTGTTAATGAAGTAATAGGATTAGATCACTATACAATTAAAATTGATACTTCTGCAAACGGAGTAGATAGATCAACATCAACTTCTTTCCCAGCACTATATCTAAATGAAACTAAGTCTTCTGGTGGAGATGTTATTACTGCGACTCAAAATATTCAATATGAGATTATGAAACCCATAATTCAGACACTAACACTTCAAAAAACAAATGTTTCAGCTCGTGCTAGAACTGTTACTGCAACTAGTGTTAGTGGTAATGAAGTTTCATTTGAAGATGCTGGATATTCTTCAATTAACCTAGATTCTGATAATTATTTTGATACTCCAAGACTAATTGCATCTAATGTAAATTCTGATAATTTACTTACTACTTTACCTGGTGGTAAATCATTCGAAATTGAAATGAGAATGAGAACATTTGATTCAAGATTGTCGCCAGTAATTGACCTTGATAGAGTTGGAGCAATTTTTGTTTCTAATCGTGTTAATAGTGTAATTACCGATTATTCAAGTGATCCAAGAGTTTCTTCTCTTACAGATGATCCTAGTGCGTTTACTTATGCAGTTAAACCAATTGAACTTGAGATACCAGCAAATAATCTAAAAATTATACTAGCAGCATATATCAATAATTTCTCTGATATTAGAGCATTATATGCAATTACTAATGACCCATCAGAAGAATTAATTTATTATCCATTCCCAGGTTATGACAATCTATTAGAAAGTGGACAAGTTATTGACTTAAATGATAATAATGGAAAATCGGATTCTTTTGTATCTCCGACAGATAATAAAGGATTCCAATCAACATCATTAACATTTAAAGACTATGAATTTACCATTGAAAGTTTACCATCATTTAAATACTTCAGTGTTAAATTGATTGCAACATCAACTAATCAATGCTATCCACCAAGAATTCGTGATTTAAGAGTAATTGCTACATCTTGATATGAAAATAAAAGTAGAAAACCATTCTAATTTGTTTCGAGATTCTGAAACAAATGCAATTGTAAATACAAATATAACCGAATATAGAAATTACATTAATTCTCTAAAATATAAAACAAGAGAATTAAATAAAATGAAGAAATTGGAAGAAGATGTCCAGTCAGTAAAAGATGATTTAAAAGAAATTAAGGATTTACTAAAATGTCTAATCAAAGAATAATATTTAATCCAAATTCTGGTGTTCCGTATGGTGTAAATCTGACCCTTTATTCTGGGTCGGATTTTAACACAAATTTTACAACTATTGGTGTATCTGGAACTCCATTTGACTTTACAAACTGGACTGGATCTTCTCAGATGACAAAAAGTGTCTCTATTGGATCCACTTTATATCCTAGTGCAACATTTAACGTTGGTTTTACTAGTGAAACTGAAGGAAAATTTAAAATTTCTTTGGGATCTACAGAGTCTAGATCTTTAAGTGAAGGTAGATATTATTATGATGTTCTAGTAAGTTCTGGAACTACTGTATATAAAATTGTAGAGGGCAATATTTTAGTAAAACCTGCAATTTCTTCCGCTCCATAAATATTTTTAAAGCTTAAATAAAATGGCACAACCATCATCTAGGCAAGATTTAATAAATTATGTCAAAAGGCAGTTAGGTGCTCCTGTTTTGGAAATAAACGTTGCCGATGAGCAAATTGATGATTTAGTTGATGATGCCTTACAATATTTTCATGAAAGACATTTTGATGGAGTTATTCGTACATATTTAAAATACCAAATTACTGATGATGATATTTCTAGAGGTAGAGCAAGAGGAGATGGTTCTGCTATTGGAATTTCAACAGAAACAGTTTCACACTCTGTAGGATCTAGCACTCAGTTTTCTTTTGAAGAAAATGGAAATTATCTACCAGTTCCTAGTTCTATTACTGGTGTTAATAAAATTTTTAGATTAGCATCATCATCAGCAACTAGTGGATCAATGTTTAGTGTGAAATATCAATTATTTTTAAATGATTTATATTATTGGGATTCTATTGATCTATTACAATATTCTATGGTTCAGACAAAACTATCAGATATTGATTATCTACTGAATCCACTTAAGCATTTTAGATTTAACCAGAGACAAGATAGATTATACATTGACATGGATTGGGGCCAAGTAGTTAGTGGTGATTACTTAGTTATAGATTGCTGGAGATTGCTAGATCCTAGCACTTTTACTCAAGTTTGGAATGATTCTTTTCTTAAAATGTATCTAACTGCCCTTGTAAAGAGGCAGTGGGGACAAAATCTAATGAAATTTCAAGGTGTCAAACTTCCTGGAGGAGTTGAACTTAATGGTCGTCAAATGTTTGATGATGCGGAAAGAGAGTTGGAGAGAATTCGTGAAAAAATGTCCTCTACATATGAACTTCCACCTTTAGATATGATTGGTTAATCTTATGTTAAATCCATATTTCCAACAGGGGTCAAGAAGTGAGCAAAATCTTGTCCAAGATTTAATTAATGAGCAATTAAGAATGTATGGGGTTGAGGTATACTATATCCCAAGAAAATACATTACAAAAAACACTATAATTGAAGAAGTTATTCAATCAGAGTTTGATAATGCATATCCTATTGAAGCATATGTAAATAACTATGATGGATATGAAGGTCAGGGTACTTTATTATCTAAGTTTGGAATTCAAGATGTTGATGATTTAAACTTAATTATTTCTAGAGAAAGATTTGAAAGTTATATCACCCCTTTAATCAAGGATTTGCCAAATATAGAGATATCAACAAGACCAAAAGAAGGAGATTTAATTTATTTTCCTCTTGGAGATAGATTATTTGAAATTAAGTTTGTTGAACATGAGCAACCATTTTATCAATTACAAAAAAATTATGTTTATGAATTAAGATGCGAACTCTTCAGATATGGATCGGAAGTCGTAGATACTGGTGTTAATGAAATTGATGATAATTTAGAAGAAGAAGGATATATCCAAACAATTACTGTTGCTGGAATTGGTGAAACTGCGGCAGCATATACTGCATTAGTTGATGGTGCTTTAAGTCCGTTTATATTCTCCGATTTTGGATATGGTTATAATGAACCAGTAACACTTGCAATCTCTAAAGCTCCTTCTGGAGGAATAACTGCTACTGGAGTTGCTACTGGAAGAGTAACTTATGGATCTGGTGGATCGGAATTCTTAACTATTCGAGGAGCAGAATTTATAAATCCTGGTGCTGGATATACGATTGTTCCATCTATTACTTTTACAGGTAATACGAGTGGAATTGGAGCAGCAGCAACTGTAGGAATTGTAACAACTGGTGCTGTTGGATTTGTAACTATTACAAATGCTGGATCAAATTATATTAAAGAACCAATTATCACATTCTCATCTCCAGTCAGTGGAGGAACAACAGCTATTGGTAGAGCAATTTTAGGAACAAATAATATAATATCTGCGGTTAGAATTATAAATCCAGGATCTGGATATTTATCAGCACCGACTATTACATTTGGTTCTCCAAATTTAATTGGATCTGGAAGTTTTGATTTTAATGAAGTTATAACAGGATCCTCTTCGAGTGTAACTGCTAGGGTCAAATCTTGGGATGCAAGTACAAAAGAATTGAAAGTATCCAATATTTCTGGAGAATTTATTGTGGGAGAAACTATTGTTGGGGAAAGTTCTGGAGCATCTCATAAAATTGTTACCATAAATACTTATAACATAGTGGAAGCATATGATGAAAATGATGTCATCCAAGAAGAAGCAGATGACATCATAGACTTCAGTGAAAAAAATCCATTTGGAACCGTTTAAAAGTTAGAGAAGTACCATGTTTGAGTATTTTTACCACGAAATATTAAGAAAAACTGTTATTGGTTTTGGTACGCTTTTTAATGAAATTACTATAAAGACTAAAGACTCCAATAATAATACTCAAAGCACTATAAAAGTTCCGTTAGCATATGCACCTCAACAGAAATTTCTAGCTAGATTAGAACAAGTTGAAGATTTGAATAAACCAACTCAAATAACTTTACCAAGAATGTCATTTGAGTTTACTGGATTACAGTATGATTCATCAAGAAAAGTTACTACTACTCAAAAATTTCTTGTTCCTTCTCCTTCTGGAGATGGGACTGTTAAAAAAGCATTTATGCCAGTTCCATATAATATGGATTTTGAACTGAGCATTTATACAAAATTAAATGATGATATGCTTCAAATTGTTGAACAAATATTGCCATATTTTCAACCATCATTCAATCTATCTATCGAGTTGTTAGATGGAATAAATGAAAAACGAGATATTCCAATTGTATTGGAAGGAATATCTATGGATGATCAATATGAAGGATCTTTTGATACTAGACGAGCATTAATTTATACTTTGAGATTTAGTGCTAAAACATATCTATTCGGTCCAGTTACTCAGGATATCTCTGATAAGATTATTAAGAAAGCAGATGTCGGTTATTTTGCTACATCTTCACCTGGAGATAGAGTAAATAGAGACGTTACATATTCTGTTACTCCAAAAGCTCTTAAAGAGTATGATAATAGTGTCTTAACAACTACATCTAAAGATATAACAAAAACAGATGAAATTGTTCATCTTCAAGATTTATCAAATATTACTGAAGGGACATATATTAGCATCAATAATGAAGTAATGTATGTAAAACAAAAATCAGATTCTGAAAATAAAATTTTAGTAAGACGAGCTCAAAATGGATCATCATCAGTTGTTCATGTTTCTGGAAGTAATGTTACAGAAATAACTGCTGTTGATAATGCCTCAGTTGATATTGGGGATAGTTTTGGGTTTGATGGGGGATTCTTGTGATGTCAAAATTTAATAAATTAAACGAAACTTTCAATACAGAAAATCCAGAAGAAGAGTCTCAAATTATAGAAGTAC